TAGTGAGCCATGTTGCTCCAAGGCCGAGGTTAGTGCGGGTGGTAGCGGCGTTATTTGTTGTAAAACCAAGTGGCCTGTCAACGCTCAAAATGGTTGGGTTGCCCCAATTTAGCACAGTATTGTTGCTGCCATCGATAAGCGCCTCCGCCTCAAAGTCTAGACCGCCGTTTGTCATCGTTACATAAAATATGCCCGATCCATTGACGATTGGCCCGCCCGAAAAACTAACATCGTTTGCAAAACGCAGCGTATTCGTCCCCGTGTTGGCGACTACTGTGCCGTTAGTGGTGAAGCCAAGAAGTGATGCTGCGGCATTGCTGTTAGTTAGCGCAGACCAACCAAGTCCAAGTTTTGTCCGAGCGTTTGATGCATCTGCGCTCCAGAAGTTTGTTGGCTGAACAATAATGCTATTTGTACCCACAATGACGTTACGAGTTTGTGCGGGCGCACAAACAAGAAACAAAAAAGAAAACAAGATTGTTACCAATAGTTTCATAAATTACATCCTTTGCTTCCAGACCTTTTGATTGCCTCCACTATAGTCATTTGGGCGAAGCACATAAGGAGAGTTTTCAACATCTGTTCCGCTTACAAGCTGATAGGTGGCAGGAACATCAAGATTGGGAAGAAATATACAAAGACCAGTCGGATAAACCCCTGTAGAGGTGGCCAATGCCTTTAGTGCCGATAAAGTTGTAATTGTCGAATCGACACGAAAAACATTGGTATTCGGGGTTGTTGCGGGAGAAGAACTCACGCCGATAACCGTGGAAGCTGGAACTGGTATGCAAATTCTGCTCATCGTGTAACCTCTGGTGATATGATGACGTTTCCTTGGAGGATGCGGGTAACAACCCCTCCACTTGTCATCTCTAAATCATAAACTGGTTTTGCCCCATCGCAAACACTTAATTGCGCTGTGGCCGTAGCACCAATGGTAAAATTGATTGCCCCAGTTGTGTAATCCCCACTTGTTCCAAGAGTGATTCCGCTGGATGGGGATGACAATTCAAGGATTACAGCTTTTGATTTATGGCTGGAACGGATCTGCATTTTAGCCGAATATCCAGTAAGGTTTACTGGAGCAGGAGGATCACCCACCTCCCAAAACAAAGTTTGGTTAAAGGTGGCTCCTTGAAATATACAGATATCCGCTTGAGCAATCGGTAGTTCGGCCATAAAAAATCAACCTACAATCTACCAATTGGTTTTTAAAGTCAAGGACTGTTTAAGCTTCTTGAAGGATTCGGTGTTGATCCGCTTCTTTTCAGATATAGCTTCAGACCCTGCCATAGCTCCGAATACCTTGCGGACTACAAATAACCCTACTGCAAAAGAGTCAAACAAGTCGGGCGACTTCCCTATTCTCTTTTTCATGTCGGTCTTTGATTCAATAATGATCTTTCTGGTTCGGCGCACATATTTTCTTTGAGTCATTTCCCATGCCAGATCTGGGGTTATTCCCTTAAGTTGCTCGCATTCCAAGAAGTAGCGGGCAACAAAGCAGAGTTCGCTTGCCATGTTGTGGAACAATTCCTTACCGACTTGCGGCTTGCCAGTAGACTCATTTCTCATGGCGTATTGGGCGCTAACAGGAAGATCTGAAGCTGCTCCTGCAAAGGATACGGCGTGCCATCCCTTGAGTAGTTCTCTCTCTCCGATAGACCAGAAAATACCACCAGCCGAAGCGTCAACACCTATGCATTGATTTGGTATTCCCAATTTATTGGATAGATCGTAGATTTGTTGGATCATTTCATATTGGAAGTCCTCTTGAGACCCAGCCCTCCTGTTGAGGACGTATTGCTTCTCTACTCCTACGGCCCACTTGCCAGAAACAAGCCTTCCATACTTTAAGTGGGTGAAGACGAATCTATCCCCACCTTCAGTATAGCTAGGATCAACACCTGCTATATCTTTCGGGGTTCCATCCCAAATTGGTTTTTCTAATGCCCCATGGCGAGCTAGAAGGATATCCGAGACAATCGTAGAATCGTCGGCATCTGCTGGTGGCCAAAACCCTCTAAACTTCCTCCAATACTGAGGATTTAATTCTCCGAGTTCTTTTTTAGCTATTGAGATGTCATTCGGTTTCGGCAGGAATGGGTAGCGAAGGCCAAGTCCTTTTTCAAACGACTGTTGGTTGGGGTTGTCTTTTTCGGAGTCGAAGCGGATGCATATTCCTTCAATGCCAGCCACTCGGATCTTCCAATTCGGGGTTTCATCGTCAACGCTCATCCATCCCTTGATGGGTTCGCAGAACTTACCATGGGGGTCGAATATAGAAGATGGGTTGCCAGCGCCTATTACATAAAGTTCTTGAGCGCCCTTAAAACCCCACACGGCCTCGTTAATTATAGAAGCCGAACAGTCTTGCAACTCATCTGCTATCAACACAATACGACGATTCTTCTTACCTTGAAGCCTTTTTTGTGCATCGTCTTTGTACTCATCGCCAGCCGCCAAAAGCATGATTGATGAAGCGTCACTTACCCCTGTTTGAGGATCAATGATTGCTCCCTCTTCTTCGGATAACTTGATGATATCCATGGACTCAATAAGCCTACCAGAGGCTATCCCTAGATTTCGGGCTTCTCGGTACATTTTTACAAGAGCCGCCCAGATACGTTGCTTCGCGTCTATTTTGCTCGTAGAGACCACAATGCACATTGTGTTGATTGGATCGCAGAACCAATTAACAAGGGCAAATGCGGCCATTCCGTAGGATTTACCAGAGTCTGTACCTCCAGCTAACCCCGTAACGCTTCTGACAAATCGATGGCCAGACGCCTCATCTACTTCGTAGGTATTAGTACAAAAGGCTTGGGCTGATAATTCGGCCCATTTATGCCATTGGAAGGTTGGCCAGATCGCTGATACGATGTTTTTGTAGTGGCGAGATTTTCCCAATCCTCCCTCTTCTTTGGTCAACCCCATTAGAAATGCATCCATCTCAATACGGATAGGACTGATTGCCATACCGTCCCTTGGTTTCCAAAGCCTCCCGTATTTTTCCACCCCTTCATCCGAAGTTGCCATTTGATAAATTTCTACTAAACTAAATTAAATGGGAAGAATAAAGTATTCAAAGGACTGGACAACTCCAGAAAACCGCATCAACAAGCAAAATGCATTTCGCATGTATATTGCTGGGAGAACTCAAGGACAACTGATGAGGGCGCTTGGTTTAAAGGATCGCACAACCGTAGCTAAACTCATCCATAGCGAGAAGTGGGAGAAACACGCAAAGATCTGGAAGGATAACCCAGACACTGAAATGCCCTATCCTTGGGAGGTTGAAACCCCGCCAATCCTATCGCTGCCACCAGCAAAGATGGAGGACATGGATAAACAAAAAAGACTGGAATGCATCAAAGCCTTTTCAATGTATTGCTCTGGACGATCAATTACAGACATAGCTCAAGAACTCAAGGTAAGCCATTCAACAGTTGATCTGTGGAAGGACGCACAACGCTGGAAGGTATGCCGAGAAAGATTGGTAAATGAAAGCTCTCCTGCTCCTTGGGAAGATGATGGAGTTCCCTCACTTATCTCTGAAATCACAGCATCTCTTGAGGTAATGAAAAAGTCGGTAAAGTTCCTTACTGGCAAAGTGTTGGTCAAGGCCGCAGATGCCGCACAAGAACTGGATGGCATGGAGGCTCTTGGAATGATGAGGAATATCAAACAATTGGCAGAAGCGGCGTCGATCAACTTCTCTGATGGAGTAACTCCACAGAATGCTGTTCAAATCAACATCGCCACCAAACTGGATTCTGTTAAGATCCCAGATAACAACACCTATGAAGCGGAGCTTGTAGTCAATGAGTGATAGCGAACTTCGTTTCTGTTACGCAAGGAAGACGGACGTTCCCGCTGGGGATTGGTGGGTCAATTGGGAGGGACGGGTTGTTCGCGGAGGAGATTGGGGAGACCTTGTCTCCAACTGTCAGAAGGTAACCGTTGAACTTGGGAGGGTTCCTCCTCCAGACCTTCCAATGCGTATTGAAAATGCTCTATGCAGCAGACTTGCTGGAGATCCAAACTGCGTCCCATGCAGTCATGTGGCCTCACAGTCTGTCAATTTTGGGTCTATTGTTCGTTGGGTTCGGGCTATGTACTCCTTTGCCACACAAGGTGGATTTCAACTTGTTGACCAAGAAGAAGCCGAAAGACGGGCTGAGATATGTGCCAAGTGTCCAATGCAGGTTTCCACATCTGGTTGCTGGGGATGCAAGGGTATTGCGGGAATGTTACCCGCCATCGCTGGTGCTAGAAAGACCCCTTACGATGGGCAGTTAAAGGCTTGCGGGGTTTGTGGCTGTTACAACGCTGTAAGCGTCCACTTGCCAAAAGATGTGCAGGAGGCGGAAGGATTAAACTTCCCAGATTGGTGCTGGAAGAAACCTAGCCCACCTCAAATCGTGTAATAGCCTTGTTGAATACCATGGATGCCACCCCTGTCGGGCCTTCGCGATGCTTCGCTACAATGAAGTCCATCTTCGGATGTTGGCTGTGATCTTGGGCGTCCGCCTCATCGCAATGAAGCATCATCACAATATCGGCATCCATCTCAATGGCGCTTGATCCCTTGAGGTCTGCCAGACTCGGCCTTCCTCCACGTTTGTCGGGATCGCGGTTCAACTGGGCCAACACAACCACTGGAACGCGAAGGGTCTTGGCCAGATCCTTGATCCCACCAGAGATTTCTTCAACCTCACACACACGATTCTCCTTGCCCCGTTTACTATCTCCTCTTACCAACTGGAGGTAGTCTATGACGATAAGATCCAATGGATCCTTTTGATGGGCGCGGCGAGCAACTGCTTTCAGATAACCGATAGATTTGGCCGAGCCATCGTCACACAATATAGATGAACACTGGATGTCCATATGGGCCTTGGCTAGGGCTTTCTTCTGCTGCTCGGTTACCGTCCTTGCTAAAATATCCGCAGCCCTAACTCTGGCCCTGCTACGCATGAGCCTTTCCATTAGAGCCACAGAGGTCATCTCCAGCGAGAAGATCAGCACCCTCTTCTTCTGCTCAAGGGCAATATGTTCGACAATCTGCATGGCTGACGATGTTTTCCCAACTGCTGGACGGGCCGCAATCACAACCATGTCCCCTCCCCTCATCCCGAAGATGAGAAGATCGTCCACTGGAGAAAGACCAGTGCGAACACCGACACACGGTTTACCAGCTATTGTTGACTCAATATTTTCCGCCGCACGGTTAAGCGCACTTGAAATAGAAAGCTTCTCACTGTCATCCAGAAGGTAGTCAGCCTTCATTACGCTGGTCTCAGACCAGTTCTTCAACTCATCCAGCTTGAAGTCCCTGTCTCTGGCTTTATGAACCATGTCAGAGGCTAGGTATTCCAGACTCCTTCTGTAGCGAGCTTCCTCCAGCTTGGGGTAGTAACGCTTCCAATTTCCATGGGCAGCACATGACGCAGCCACCTCCTTCAGCTTCTCTTCTCCTCCGATTTGCTCGTACTCACCAACCCCCTCAATCTCGGCCCTTACGTTGATGATGTCAGCCTGTATTCCCTTCGCTATGGCCCGCATGATGGCCCGAAAGATGATCTTGTTCTCCTGAAGGTAGAAATGATCCTCCTTGATTGAGATAAGTATTTCCCGCTGGATATCGCTTGGTGCATGGCACAAGCATGACAATACGGCGGTTTCCGCTGCTGGTTCGCAGATGATATCTTGCATAGACTCAGTTAGACAACCCACTAGCTGGATTGTTCAGTCTTTTTTGCGGGATTTTTGAGATTGTCGGCTAACTGCCTAAGTTGCTTGATGAAGTCTTCAGGACTTTGTGGCTTTTCTGAGATCTCCTTCTTTTGGACAACTCTCTTCTTGCGGGGTGGTTTAATCATCATTTGTGGCGAGCTATCAACTACTTCCGCGTCCAACTCGTCATTTGTGGCGATTTGTTTTAATTCCATCGAATGTTTTAAACCCGTAGAATCTGACGGAATAGAAAATCTTTCCTGCGCCATCCTGTGTAGAGATCCATCCTTACATCCATGGACTACCACAGCCTCGCTGGATACCGTACGCTCTGGACAAGTAGCTTCTTGTATTGCCTGTGATTCGGGGTCGATGGCAAAGAAGACAATCTTCCCATCCCTCCACTGGTAGTTGCAACTCTTCCAGTAGGTGCGAAGGAGAGGACAGTCTCTGCCAATAGCCATGAAATTCCACCTGCACCTCACATCCCAAGGCTCTGGGATGGTGTTGGCAGAGCGATAGGCCATGTTGTAAGTATTGAGCGAACACGCTGATGGGCAATAATCCAGAAAGTTGCTGGGATAGACCGCGCTACCAACAATCATCTCGTAGATATTCTTACCATTGGGAGCCACTCCTCCGTTGTACTTGTGACCTAAGATGGCGGGGTTTTTGTGAAATTCTGCATCCAACTCATCAACCCATCCATTTTTCATCGGAACACAATCTGGCTCCCAGAAAAGAAACGGCGTGTTGGTGGGATACATGAATGATGCCACATCATCAAACATCTGATTGGGGCCGAGCGGCCAACCGCTAAACCCGTCTTGGGCGATAATGCGGTCAACTTCTGGAAAACTCTTCTTCAGTTCTTCAGTAATCTCCCAGATTAGCGGGGTGTCGTTGATGGCGCACACATAAGCTTTGTGGCGCATATTGATCCCCATGGCCGTAATAGCCTTGGCGCTCTCCATGGCTAACTCGGAATCTCCACGATGGTATGAAAAGACAATGTTCATTTCTCCTCCTGCAAGTCGAAGTTAAGCGGCCATGTGCGATGGTGGGGATCTTCCATCCTCACCCTCACGTTTGTGTATCCTTGACCCATCAGATTATGGGCCTCCAATGTTGCTGCTTCTTTGTCGAGTCCTGCTTTGTGCAGTTCAACAACATCTTCCCCGTAGCATACTAGGAATGTCATTTTTTCTTACCCTTTCTTTGTTCTGCTTGATTCAGATACTTCTCAAACCTGTCAGCGCACTCACGCGCAAGTTCAAGCTCTGTCTCTGGATCAAACCAATAACCCCCACGTTTATCAAAAAGATCCTCCATCGGCATAATGGTTCCGCGACGAAAGCGGGGGCCAATGACAAATGGAGTGCATGATTCTTCATTGATTACCGTGAGAACTACCTTAAATCTGGCCATGGAAATTTTGCCCAACAGTGGATTACCCGTTCAAGCACATGGGCAGAACCACTCCACCCATGGACAGGGTGGTAATATGCCACATCTCCAAAGCGTGGCAATTCATTAGTTGCATCTTCAATGACGATGAGATAATGTCCTTGCTTACTGGGTTTCTCATCGGAGTAACGTTTCCATTCAATGTCCATAAAGGTATGACACGCAAAACCCCACTTCGTTCAAAATCCCCTCTAAAAAGAAGGTTGAGGGCTGCATCCCCAAAACGTCAGAGTGAATACAACCAGTATGCAAAGGAGAAGAAGGCGTATATGGCCCTCCACCCACTTTGCGAGCGTTGCAAAACCAAGAAAGCAACCGATCTCCACCACAAGGCTGGAAGGGTTGGTCAGTGGCTTTGTCGCTATGAGTATTTTGCGGCACTCTGTAGAGAGTGTCACGATTTTTGCCACAGGAACCCCAAAGAGGCAAGAAGTGCTGGATGGATCGTGGATACTCATAAAATTATATTTCAAGAAGAAGATCAGGCTTGACTCATGCCATAATAGAGTCTATTGTGGCAACATGACTAAACAAAAACATTCTTATCAGTGTTGGTCTGCAATGATTCAGCGTTGTAAAAATCCCAAAAGAGAATCTTGGCATCTTTACGGCGGAAGGGGGATTAGTGTTTGTGATAGATGGAAGGTTTTTAAAAACTTTAACAAAGATATGGGGCCAAGGCCAATTGGAACATCTTTGGATAGAATTGATCCAAATGGAAATTACGAGCCCAACAATTGTAGATGGGCAACTCCCAAACAACAGGCAGAAACTAAAAGAAGTCCAATTAACACTCATTGTAAAAATTGCGGAAAATCATGCAGAGGTTCATCGCGACATGGAGAATGCCACGCATGTAATGAATACAGAAGGCGAAATAATATTTCCAGACCAACAAATCCAGCAGAAGTTAAAAGATTAAAAAGCCAAAAAGCGCGGGAAAACGCACCGAGCAAGCCAGTGATTGGCTTTGGAAAAAACGGAGAAACCGTTAGATTTACTTCTGTTTTGTCTGCTGTTTCAAAATACGGCATGGGCGTTGTAAATGTTTTAAGTGGACGAGCCAAAACAGCAAAAGGATTTGTTTGGGAATATGAATATGTCATTCCAGTGCCATGATTTTATCCATGCAAACGGAAAAGAGGCCAGACGCTTGGGATGGGTCATTGACAGTCATAAGATAGATCTTGCTG